ATGACGACAGACACACCATTCTTGAGGTACATGCTGACCTCTTGATGCCTGAGCCATTTGAAGACCCAGATGGTCTGGCTCGCCCCTATGTTGTAACAATCGATAAGTCCAGTTTGACAATTTTGTCTATTAGGAGGAACTGGTATGAAGAAGATATTAAAAAGCGCAAGAGAGCGCACTTTGTTCACTATAGATACCTACCGGGACTTGGGTTTTATGGAACGGGCCTTATTCATCTTATTGGTGGTCTTGCTAAAAGCGCCACCAGTATTCTTAGACAGCTTATTGACGCGGGTACGCTCTCTAACCTACCCGCTGGTCTCAAAGCTCGCGGTCTTCGTATTAAAGGTGACGATTCGCCTCTCATGCCGGGTGAGTTCAGGGACGTGGACGTGCCGGGTGGTGCAATTCGGGATTCGATTGCATTCCTTCCTTACAAGGAGCCATCATCGGTACTCTACCAGCTTCTCGGAAACATCGTGGAAGAGGGGAGACGGATTGGTTCCGTTGCTGATGTACAAGTCGGAAATCTTAACCCGCAGGCGCCGGTAGGAACCACATTAGCTCTTATGGAGCGTAGCATGAAGGTGATGTCTGGTGTTCAGGCACGCCTACACGCAGCGCTTAAAAACGAGCTACGCATTCTGGCAAAAATCGTAAAAGATTACATGCCAGCCCAATATATCTACGAAACCGAAGGTGACTTCAACCGCCAGAAAGATTTTGATGGGCGCGTTGATGTTATTCCTGTTTCCGATCCAAACGCATCTACAATGGCGCAGCGAGTTGTCCAATATCAGGCCGCCATGCAATTGGCTCAGCAGGCACCAAATCTCTACAATATGGGCAAACTGCATCGCCAGATGCTTGAGGTTCTTGGCATTAAGGATGCCGAAGAGATTATCAAGCTTCCAGACGATATTAAGCCAGCAGACCCAGTCACAGAAAATATGGCCATCCTGAAACAGGAGCCTGTGAAGGCGTTCAAGTATCAGGATCATGAGGCGCATATTGCAGTACATATGGCCGCTATGCAGGATCCAAAGCTTCAGGAAATTGTTGGCCAAAGCCCATTTGCTGGGGCCATACAGGCATCAATGGCAGCCCACATCACAGAGCATGTGGCGTTCCAGTATCGCAAGGAAATCGAAAAGAACCTTGGCGTGTCTATGCCGGATGAAGAGAAGCCGTTGCCAGAAGACGTTGAGATTGAGATATCTCGCCTGTCTGCTCAGGCAGCCGAAAAGCTTCTTCGCAAGGATCAGGCAGAGGTGGCGCAAGAGCAGGCCATGAAGCAGCAGCAAGATCCACTTACGCAGATTCAGCAGCGCGAGCTTGCCCTTAAAGAGGCAGAGTTCGAGCATAAGAAGCAACTTGATATTGCAAAATTACAGGCAGATATGCAGGTAAAAGGAGCAAATATTGAGCTTCAGGAAGATCGCCTGAAGTCAGAAGAGAGACGCGAGGGCGCCCGCCTTGGCGTTAAAGTAGCAACTGAAACCGACAAAGCCCGCAGAGAAGATATGAAGGCGGGGATTGAGCTTGGTCGGGATATGGCAAGGGAGATGACCAATGATGGAAGTGATCAAGGATAAAATTAGGGGCTATATGAATGATATCGCTGACCATATGGCCGGTGGCGGATGCCAAAACCATGAAGAGTATGTTCGGTTGGTCGGCAAAGTCGAGGCGCTCGCCCTCATTGAGAGAGAGATTCTCGATTTGGAGCAAAGATACGAAAAAGACTAACACTTCCGCGAATGAAGATTATGCGTTATATTGTGAATGTGGAGACTTTCAGGGCAAAAGCCCTGCGAGGTACTGTGAACCTGAATCACTGCAAAAGGAACAGAAATGTATTCTGCTGAAAAAACAGTTGAAGAGTCAACTGCTAGAAAAATACCAGAACCATCTGGCTACAAACTCTTGATTAAGCCACTTGAGGTTAAAGAAAAAACAGAATCTGGAATCTACATGCCCGATTCACTGAAGAATGCAGAGCAAACTGCATCAGTGATTGGATTTGTAGTGAAGGTTGGGCGCGATGCATATAAGGATCCTGAAAAGTTTCCTAACGGCCCTTACTGTAAAGAAGGTGATTTCGTGATTTTTCGGTCTTATTCCGGCACAAGGTTTAAGGTTGATAAACAGGAATTCCGTCTTATCAATGACGACACCGTTGAGGCTGTTGTCGATGACCCAAGGGGATACACAAGAGCATGAATAATACAGCTGAAAAAATTAAAGAAGATCTAACTGAGGTGGACTTGGATAATACTGAGTTTGAGGTAGACATCATTGATGATACCCCAGACGAGGACAAGAACAAGCCTCGCCGCGCAGATGATGCGGAAGCGCAGATACCGGAAGACGATGAGATTGCAAACTATAGCGAGAATGTGCAAAAGCGCATTAAGCAGCTAAAGTTTGAGTATCATGAGGAGCGCCGCCGCAAGGAAGAGGCCGCAAGGCTGCAAGATGAGGCAGTTGATTACGCTCGTAAGGTATACGAGGAAAATCAAAGGCTACGCAAAACCCTGCAAGAGGGTGAGGGCGTTCTTGTTCAGCAGGCCAAGAGCCGCGTTGAGGCAGAGCTTGACCGTGCAAAGGCAGCTTATAAAGAAGCCTATGAGACCGGCGATCCTGATAAGCTTATCGATGCACAGGAAAAGCTTACAGCACTTCAGAATGAAAAGTTTAGAGTTGAGTCATACAAGCCAAAGCCTGAGCCAGAGCAGCAAGCTCCAGTTCAGCTTGAGCCAAGAAAAAAGGTTCCAGAGCCTGATGCGCATGCAAAAGAGTGGGCATCAAGGAATGCGTGGTTTGGGGATGACACAGAAATGACAGGATATGCCTTTGGTGTGCATGAGTCTCTTGTAAGACAGGGAATCAATCCACAGTCACAGGCAGATGAGTATTATCGCCGTATTGATGCATCTATGCGTCATCGGTTCCCAGACAAGTTTGGTGAGCAGATAGTTGAGGCTGCACCTGTTCGTCAAGCTGGTTCCGTGGTTGCCCCCGCAGGTCGGAGTGCAAAAAAACCACGCAGAGTGCAATTGACCTCAACACAAGTCGCTCTCGCCAAGCGACTGGGCCTTTCGCCCGAACAATATGCGGCGCAACTTATGAAGGAGAAGCAGTAATGTCAACTCGAGCCCCAAGGGAAACTCAGACCCGCGAAAAAACTGAGCGCAAAAAATCATGGGCCCCAGCTTCTCGCGTTCCTGAACCGCTCAAAAGCGATCAATACTCGTATCGGTGGATTCGGACATCAACACTTGGTCAAGCAGACAACACAAATGTGTCTGCGAAGTTCCGGGAAGGATGGGAACCAGTTCCAGCTAGTGAACATCCTGAGCTACAAGTAATGTCTGATATTGACTCTCGGTTTGAAGGAAACGTCGAAGTCGGCGGACTCTTGTTGTGTCGCAATGACAAAGAGAACGTCGAAGCCCGGAACGAACACTTCCGTGAAGTGGCACAACGGCAGATGGAGTCAGTGGATAACAACTACCTTCGGGAGAATGATCCACGGATGCCAATGTTAAAGCCGGAGCGCTCAACGAAGGTGTCATTTGGTAGCGGCAACTCCTAGTAAGTTACTACGAAGGGGTGCCGCAGTAAGACATTTAAGGAGATAAATATGTCTGCAACAGCCGCGCCCTTCGGACTCCGTCCGATTGGTCGTCTGGACAATGGCTCACTGGAGGTTTTCCGCCAGTACCCCATTGCTTCAGGCTATGCAACGAATATCGCAGTAGGCGATATCGTGCAATTGGTTGATGGTGGTACTGCCACTACAATCGAAAAGCAGTCTGGTACAGGTGATACTTCCACAGAAATCGACATGGTCGGTGTTTTCTTGGGATGTAAATATACTGATCCAAATACTGGACAATTAACCTTTAGTCAGTTGTGGCCTGCAAGCTTAACAGCTTCAGATGCTATGGCTTATGTTGTTGATGACCCAAGCGTATTGTTCGCTATCCAGTCAGATGCCGCACCAACTAACACTGGTGACATCTATGGTAAGAACATCGCGTTGGTACAAACTGCACCAAACACTACACTGAAAATTTCTCGTGTAGCGGCAGATATCAGCACTTTGTCAACTGATCCTCAGTTACCGATTCGTATCATTGATTACCTCGGTGGCGATCAGG